TATCATCTACATCTGTATTATCCACAAATGTATTATAGAATAGATAGTTAAGTATCTTATTTAGATCAATATACTTAATATTATCTGGATATGATTCAGGTAATACACTTTTAATACGTGCAATATTAGATGCATCTACTGCAAAGATATATTTACCTTTATCAGTATCCTCTTCAAATTCTTCCATATTAGATAAAATGAATCCGCCATCATCATATACTGCAGATTCATTAATTCTAATAACTTTATTAGTCGTATTAGGCTCATTAATCTCTTGATCTTTGAGTAATGCTAATACTTCCATGAGTTGGACAAACTTATTATCTACTAATCTTAGATAGTTATATTCACCAAGCTTAATAAGCTCAGCTTCTTTACTAACTTGCTTAGCACGATATTCATCCATTTGACGATTATTAGGATTATCACCACCGTCCTTAACTTCGATAATCAAGTTATAAGGAACGTAGTAAATATCCGTAATCCACTGTCTAGAATTGCCATATTGGTCAGTATAATCAATAACTGGACCAGGCATAATAATATCTTTAGAGCTACAGTGTAAAACTTTATCCATAAACTCTATAGCATTATGCTCATAAGATCCAGTATATGTAAATTTAGTACCATCGCTATATACATAGGTACCACTAATACTACGATTAGCTAGCATCTTAGCTTGATGGCTAGCATCATCTAATAGAGATACTTTACCATGTACTCTAATCATATTCTTTTTAAACTTAGATCTCATTTCCTCTTTACATCTAGGATTAGAGCATAGTCTATGGTATTTACCAGTCTTTTCATTCCAGTCTGTCTTATTACCACATACGATACATTTACCAGATCCTGGATGTGTTTTATCATATAAGAACTGCTCTGCAGAGATATTTCCAATGAGTTCTTCATGATCTTTTTCTATGTGTCTGATTAACTTGTCTTTAAAATCTTTACGTTTACATAATGGACAAGCTATTCTTCGTTCAGTTGCCATTGTATCCTCCTTATGAGTGTATATCAATTTAATGCTATGTTAAAATTACCCATTTGTGTATATTTTAAACCCTGGAACTAAGTAGTAATATACTAACAATCTGAAAGGAGAATTTATCGTGGCTGATGATATTACATTTTCTACTGCCAAGACTAAAGAAACCCCTACTTTACTTAGGGAGCATACTTTAAGTACTGACAGTTATAAAACTCCATTGACATATAAGAACTTTAATGCTGTTGGTATGCTAATCATGCGACTAATGCTATTAGAGCCTGGTACTATTACTCATTCACCTAGAATGGGTTTAGGATTAATAAGTAAATATAGATATATGCAGTCTGATAGAGTTATGGAACTCACTCAGGCTATTAAAGATCAAATAAAGGATTATCTTGATAATACAGTAGCTGTAAATGTCGATGTACATTTTGCTCCTAATGGGGAGAATGTAATGATCATTGACATGGAAGTTAACCAATATCAATTTAGATACTTCTATGATCGTGATAAACTAACTTTAGAAATGATGAAGAATGATGATATTTAGGAGGAACCATGTCTGAAAATGTAAAACTAGCAGACCTCATGAAAGAGAAATTGGAAGAAGAAAAAGCTTCCAAAGAAGTTACACCAGTAGAAGAGCCTGCTGTTGTAAAAGAAGAACCAATTCAAGCAGTACCAGATCCTGTTCCAGTTGCACCTAAACAACCACCAGTTGTACCTGATTTTAATGCAGAGTCTTTACAATCTGCAGATCTAAGTACTTTAGTCCCTTCTGGTACAGTAGATAAAACTAAAGAAGCTCAAGATGAAATTACAAAAGAATTAGAAGCTGGTATTGCTGATGCAATTGAACGTCGCTTTAAACCTGCATTACGTGAAATCCATGAAATGCGTCAAGAATATGAAGATCTTAAAGCTATGGGCGAAGAAAATCCACAAGTTGTATCTAAATATGACCCTGAATTGGAATTAAACCCAGAACTTTCTGATGAAGAAGTTGAAGCTATCCGTCGTAATGAAAAAGAAGCAGTTATGACTGATGAAGAAGTACGTGGTGCTACAACTATTGATACAGTTGCTCCAGATGATGAAATTGAACGTGAATTCGAAGCATATGAAGCTGCAGCTGAAGCAGCTACTCATGCTAATTCCTTCACTGGTTCAACACCATCTATTCCAGTAGAAGATAAAGTAGATATCGTTACTCCTAAAGTGGAAGTAGTAGAACCATCTGAAGATGAAGATGTTGAATTACTTGAAATTGAGTATGATGAACTAACTGATGACCTTGGTCTAGATGACGATTTAGAAAGAGCTGAACGTATTAAAGAAGAAAAGATTCAGCAACGTAATATGGAAGAGTTTGCTCGTGTACTTCGTCAACAATTGGAAGAAGTGGGTGAACGTAAACCTGACATTAGTAAATTCAAAGTACGTAAACGTCCTGTAGCATTTACTAAAGTACTTTCTAAACCAGTTCAAAAACAATACTTCGAATGGGGTTTATTCGCTACCGGTGTATCTATTTCTATGACTCCATTATCTGCTATTGAGATGGATGAGATCAATCCTTACACTGATGCTCCAAATGATATTGCACGTGCTCGTACAGTATTCAGTACTCTATATAAACACTTAGCTCCTGAATGTCGTACTATGGAAATGGAAGCATGGTTGAAATTATTGAACTATCAAGATTTGAACCATTTATTCTTTGCGTTATATAATGCTAACTTTAGCAATTCCAATATCATTCCATTCAGCTGTCCTAAGTGTAAACACTTCTACACTGAAAAACGTCCTATTATCGATATGGTTAAATTCGAAACTGATGCAGATAAAGAAACCTTTAACAGAATCATTGCTAAAGATCCTTCTATGCCTCCAACATTTGAAGAAGAAATCTATGTAGCTAATAGTGACTATGCATTTGGTATTGTAATTCCTAAAATTTACAACTCCATGTTTGAAGAACGTCTATTGAACGAAAGCTTCCGTGAGAAATACGCTGGTATTATTAATATCTCCCATTGTATCTCCACGGTATACACTATCGATGAGGACAATGAGGAATTGGTACCTATCCAATTCAATCATGCACCTAACGATATCGTTAAGACCTACAAATATCGTATCCAAGGTATCTATAAAATCCTTTCTAAATTATCTGGCTACGACTTTAAAGAATTGCAATCTGCAATCACTAAATACTTAGAAGATAATAATAAGAATATTAATATCTCTTACCAAGTACCTTCTGCTACTTGCCCTAAATGTGGTGCAGAAATCGAGGCTATTCCAATGAATGCCCAAGAACTTGTTTTTACACGGCATCGGTTGATTCACATGCTCGACTAATGCAATTAGTTGACAATATATGCTACGAGTACCGTGGTAGATTATCTATAATAGAAGCATTGAATATGCCTATAGGTGATTTGATGCTTCTATATAAATTCATTCGGGATCGTAGAGAAGCTGCCGATGCTGCTGCTGAAAAAGAAAAGAATATCGAAGGCGAAATGCAAAAGAATAAGTATATTCAAGCAGCCTATAGAGGACACCCTCAAGGCGATATAACAGGAACACCTGATGGTCCTAGTGCTAAGAGTCAAAGTATAGCCTCTATGACAAGGGAAGATATTGCTCGCTTCGAAGATGCCCTCGAAGGTATGGTTTAATAAGTTTTTAAAGGGGATTATATAAATGGATATAGTCGAATTTTTCTGTAAATTCGGCAATGGAGACTACGAACAAACGAGAAAACAGATAGTAGACTACTTTGGCGAATCTAGTCTATTATATAGTATATTGAAAGGTCACGGATTATTAAATTCAAAGATTGATCATATCATCTATGATAATTATATTGAATTTATCATCTATACAACTGATGCTAAACTATTCGATTCTTTAGTTGAAGAGTATAAGAATACTATTACAGTTAATAGCAATAATGGTATGAGTCATCCTATAGTTGTAGACCTTAAAAGAGATTTTAATGATCCATGTAAAATTATTGTAACTATGCGATAATGCAACACAATCGAGTTAGTGCAATAAATGCACTAACTCGGTTTTTGTTCCACATATAAATAATTTATAAGGAGGTATAAGATGGCAATTCTAAAAGACCAAATTAGACAAGATAATCTCCAAGTATCTCTTCTTGACGTAGATGATTTTGTCAAGAAGAATAACTTAGTTGAAATAACTAATCCAGTTATCTTTGATGCATCTAGTAATCCTACACAAGATGGATTATTATCCAATACTATCTTTGGTATTACTAAAGAATCTAGAGCATCTACATTTGCATATATTAGCTTAAAGAAGAAATTCTTACAGCCATTAGTATATAGAATCTGGAGTAAAGTAGACTCCAAGATTAAATCTGTTATCCATGGTATTGGAACTTACACTGTAGACAAATCTGGTGCTATTGTAGAAGATCCTAATGGGGATAATGGTATTGATTTCTTAAGAAAGAACTTAGATAAGATTAAGTTTAGAGAAACTGACTCTGTTAAGCGTGAGAGATATATTAAGTTCTTGAATGCTAATAGAAAGCTTTTCTTTACAGATAAGCTTATTGTAATCCCACCATTCTTTAGAGATATTAAAGTTGATGGTGGTAAGATATCCGTTGGTGATATTAATAAACTATATATCAATGTCATGGTATCAGCATCTGCTATTGGTGATTCTACTGAATATGGTTTTAGTATTAGTAAATCCGTTGAGGGTAGACTCCAAGAGGGGCTAATGGAAATCTATAAATGGTTCGGTACTGGTACTGATAGCAATCCTAATGGTGGTCTACCTGGTAAGTTTGGTGTAATTAGACGTGCTAACTTATCTAAGACTACTGACTATGCTACTCGTCTAGTATTATCTGCACCTAAATTGGATGTAGAGAATATGGAAGATATTAGAGCTGACTTAGATTACTCTGTATTACCTATGACATCAGCTGCTGCAAACTTCTTCCCATTTGTTATCTTCCATATGAGACGATTCTTTGAGAATGAGTTTATTGGTGATACTAAATACCCTGCATATGATAAAGGTAAATTGATATATGTAAGAGTAGAAGACTATCAGCTACAATTCTCTGATGAAGTCTTAAAGAAAGAACTAGATCGATTCATTCATGGTTACTCTGATAGATTTAGACCAGTCACATTTAAAGCTTCATTAAATGGAACCAAAATGGAAGAATTCATGATGAGCTTTGGTGACACATTTGGCAAGACTCCAGATGATGATATGATTAAAAATGTTAGACCATTAACTTGGTGTGATGTAATCTATCTAGCTTGTGAAGAAGCTATTAAAGATAAGATGATTCTCATCACTCGTTATCCTATAGATACATTCTATAATGAGTTTGCAACTAAGATTAGACTATCATCTACTATTGAAACTGAAGAGGTCACTATCAATGGTGTAACTTACACTCACTATCCAAAAATTAGAAAAGAAGATATTGGAAAAGATACATCTAGTTCATTTATCGATACTATGAACATCTGTAATGGGTATCTGGATAGCATAGGTGGTGACTATGACGGCGATATGGTGACTATCAAGGGGGTATATACTGACGAGGCAAATGACGAGCTCAGAAAGCAATTAGAGACTAATATTCACTTTATTAATCTCGGTGGTACTCCAGTTGTATCTACATCTAAAGAATCTATACAAGCAATCTTTGCTATGACTCTAGTTATGCCAGAGACTAAACTTAGTCCAGTGAAATTTTAATAAAAGAATTCCCCTATAGAGTTCAACTCTATAGGGGATATAACTTAGAATTTAATCACATTAGTATAGTTTACTTTATCTTTTTCAAACTTAGTGATACCAATAGATTCTAATGGGAAGTTTTTCAAGTTGTCATTAATGATGTCATTATAGTCAACGAACTTCAATACCCATTTAGGAACTTCCGCATCAATAGGGATTGATATACTAGTAATCTCACCTTTATAGTCAGTTTGATTATCATCTAAGAACTTTCTAATTCTTTCATATAGCTCTGGATTAGAATCCATTAAAGGTAATATAGTTGCATTATCGATTGTAACCTTAACGATATCGATAGCATTACGAATAGTTAAATCTATAGCCTCAGTACCCTCATCTCTTAATGCATTATAAACCAATGCACCTTTAATGCCTTGGATACGCATTGGGTTATCATAGTTAGTATAAGACTTAATTTGAGCTGGTTTATAATATTCTTTCTCACCAGACTCAATGGACTTTCTAATATCATACTCTACTCGAGCTAGAGATCGTAATACATCCATTTGATCTACTTCTTCTACGTTAAGAATCTTCTTAAATAAGATATCTTTTAGAGAATTACGAGTCTTCTCTTTCAATGTAGACTTATTGATAGGTAAGCCTTTAACATCAAGCATCTTAGATGGTGGAACCAAGTTACCTTCTTGAAGTTCTTGTTTAGATGCATAGTTTTTCTTACCGCCAGTTAATAAAGCTCTACCGAATAAGAACTCATTCTTCATTGCAATTAGACACTCTTTATACTCTGACTTAGTATTATAATTCTCTGCAACCAAGTCAAAGTGCTCACGTAATAATCTACCTACAATGTATGATAAGATATTGATGATACTAAAACGTAGTGGTTCTTTATTGCTAGAAGTAGCTACGTTGATCATCTTAGTATCAATCTCACCAGTTGAGAAATTATAAACTCTATCTTCTTCCATTATAGGTTCTACTTCTGGAAGATTCATAAGTTTAATATTACTCTTATCAGCTGGACCTAAGACATCTTTAAGAACGAATGTATACCAACCATTGAAGCATGGCATTGTAGAGTCTGTATCTGTAATGATACTAATGTCACGTTTCATTGTAGCAGAACGATCAATCTTATCTACTACGATATATCTCATATAACACCATTCACTCATTACATCAAACATGTGGTCTAAATTATCTTTAATGATTTCTGGTGGATGATTAGGATCTACAAAGGCTTCATCTAGTTTAGATAATGTCAATACGATATAGTCTTTCATATACTTATTATCACAGAACTGTAGAGTGTTATTCTTATAGAAGAGTTTATTCAAAGTCTCTTGAGATAGATTAATCAATAGACTCCAAATAATATTCATAGCCTTATTGATTGCTTCATCATCAAAGTAATCTCTATCGAATGTATCCATAATCTTATAGAATACATCTTCAACTGCTACATTCTCATCTAATACTAAACTAGATGGATATATTGACTTCTCAGAATCCACTCGATTGATGAATGTAATTGCTTCATCAATAGAATGGAACTTTACGTTATTTGTAAAGAAGCTTTCAAAGAACGTAATAGCATGACTAATCAAAGCGCGACCAGTTCTAGTAATACCAGTTGCAACGTATAGATTATACAATGCACTGCTATAGTTACCAATTACACCATACAATGCGTTATTGTCACGTTTAGCTAACATTTGAAGCATATTGTACTTATTGAACTTCTCTGAACCTTTCTCGTATTTAAACATCTCTTTCTTAAACTTAGAACGGTTATCAGTAAATGAAGTAATCAACTTATACATTGGAGTTAGCTCTTCTGTATATTGTTTGAATAAACATCCATTAGCTACCATGATTGGTGTCTTATTATGTATATAGTTTGTAATATCAGCTACTGTAGTCTCAGCAACCTCTTCAGTATAGTTATTGTGTAACTTACATTGTTTTTCATTATATGCTTTAGATAGAATGATATCTAAAGCTGTATCTACTTCACCCTCGGTTAGTGTAGGGAAGTTAATCATCAAATTCTTTTTAGCTTGCTCTCTATAAAGAGATATAGCCTTAATTTGGTCTATAGTTTCATAGTTAAACATAATTATATTCCTCCTAACTTGATGTCCTAGGCACTTTTATTTACTAATATACGGTTATATTGATAACATTAAGTTAATAAAACGTAATTTTCGTTTTTAAATATATTTAAATAAACACAAATCTCCAAGGAGGACGAAAACATGTTTTTCAATGAAAACGACCGACAAGCTGTTCTTGGTGAAGAGCTTGAAAATCCAAATGCCCTTTTAGAGGCAATGATCTATGCTGAGGCTTCCAAATTACCTCAAGAAGAACGTATCGCATTCGCTGAATCCGAAGAAGCTCAATTATTGGTTGAAAAATCCGTATTGAACAAAAAGACTTTGGTTCGCTTAAGTAAAAATGACGACTTGGCTCGCCGTGTAAAAATGGCTGCATTCCAAATCGCTAAACAAAAGAAAGATCCACTCTGGACAAAATTGGTTAAAAACCGCGTTATCGAACGTGCTTTGATCAAAAAAATCGTTCAAAAATACAATAACCAAGCAGTTCGTGTAGCTCGTAAATCTCAAGTTGAATACATTAAAACTGCTAAGACTTCCAAACATTTACCAACTCCAAAAAAATAATAAAACCTCACGGTATAGGGTCTTAACGATCCTATACCGGTTTTATTTGTTACAATGAATTTTACATATGAGTATATATTATAGTAGTAGAATAATATAGTTAGATTAATTATCCAGGAGGAGGTTCTCATGTTTGATAATATCAATAACTATGAAAACTATTGGATCTATACAGATTTCATTAAAAGCAAAGGAGTAATGAATTTAGATGTAAATGAACTAATTAAGAAAGAGAATTGGTCTAACCATTTTGAAGCAGTGCATTGTATATTAAGAGATGGCATTGATGATCCTAGCCTATCTAAGGCTAAGATCAATTTAATTATCGATGGTCATCAAGTTGGATTAACTATGCATGACTATTGGATCAATCTCATTCTATGGTCTCTTATTATTAAGAGTGACTGTAGAATTGAGCCTAAGCATATTTTCTTTAAGAGAGAAATTACTGCTAAGACAATCAAGAATTATATCGATAAGTTCTTCATTGAAGAGCATGTAGAGGATATTGACTTCTTGACTAAGAATAATATGATTGCAGATGCATTGTATTACATTGCTAAAGTTGATGAGTTTGCTGACTTATTCGTAAACAGTATTAACTTGCAAGATGATATATTGATGATGAATGCAATCCCTGAGTATTATAATCTATTCCATCCGGATATGTCTAAAGTAGATTTACAAAAGGCAAATGATTATGGTATGGAATGTATTGGTAAAGTACGTGACTATGTATTGAAGTCTA